CTGGACACGTTCACCTCTGCTATCCAAGGCATCGCAGGCGGCTTTGCCGTTGCGCAAGGTGCAGCCGCGCTGTTCGGCGAGGAGAGCGAGGATGTTCAGAAGGCAATGATGAAGGTGCAGGCGGCGTTGGCGTTAGTCAATGGTGCAACGGCTGTTGCCAATGCGCTGAACAAGGACTCCGCGCTGATGGTCAACCTGAACGCGGCGGCGCAGCGTGCCTATGCGTTGGCAGTGGGCACCAGCACAGGGGCGCTGAAGGCGTTTAGGATTGCATTAGTCACCACTGGCATTGGTGCGGTTGTGGTTGCGTTAGGATTTGCGATTGAAGCTATGATACGATTCACGAGCAAGACCGATGACCAAAATGAGGCACAAAAGGACTTAAATAAGTCACTATTTGAATCGGTCAACATGCTTGACCTCTACGAGCGCAAGTTGAAGGCAGAGGGCGCGACTGATGAGCAGATCGCCAAGATTAGAATGGCGCGATTTGAGCGTGACCTACAAACGTCATTGTCATTCCTTGCGGTGTTGAGGGTGCAGATGAAGGAGAACTCAACGCAAGCGCAGCGCGACCTTGAATTGCAATACATGCAAGAGATTCAGTTGCTAAAAGTCAAGATTGCCGAAGAAAATAGAATCCTCCAAGATGCAAGAGCGGCAAGGGCATTGCAGGCGAAAGCAGATTTTGAAAAGCGAAAGAAGGAGAATGAGATGGAGTACAGGGCAGAGCAGATCACACTGCAAGAGCATTTAGACAAAATGTTAGCGACTACGCGCAGCAATGAAGATGTCAAATTGCAAAAGCGAGGCACAAGCATAAAATACCAACTGGACTTGCAACGGCGCATGCAGCAGGAGGAAGAAAGGCTGGAGCAGATGAAGATTGACACCGCAGCTAAAACGTTTCAGACGCTCGGCAACCTGTCTACGCTGTTTGCAGGTAAGAGCGAGAGGTCACAGCGTCGTGCTTTTGAGATTAACAAGAAGATGTCGATGGCGCAGACGTTGATTGAAACATTCAGCGCTGCACAAGGGGCGTATAGGTCGCAGATGGTGATACCCGATCCATCGGCACCAGTGCGCGCTACCATTGCGGCGGCAGCGGCTGTTGCGGCAGGGTTGCTTCGCGTGCAGCAGATCAGCAAGCAGACGTTTCAGTCGCCATCGGCAGTGACTGGCGGCGGAGGCGGCGGCGGATCAGCACCGCCAACGACAGGAGGCTTCGCATCGGGAGGCGGAGTGATGAACCCGAATAGCCAGCTAACTAACCCGAATGAAGGTGCAGGCGCAGGGCAAGGTCAAAGCATGCGCGCGTATGTCGTCGAATCCGACGTGCGCACAGTATCAGGGCGATTGCGTAGGATCAGCGAATTTGCACAGTTGGCGAATTGATGATATTTAAGGCTATGGAACTACCAGTTTACCTGATGACCATTGACGAAGTTGACGAAGGCGTCAGCTACGTCGCACTCGTTGAATCCCCTGCGATTGAGCGGCCATTTCAGGCCTTTAGCAAAGAGAAGATGCGATTCACCGAAACAGGCGAAAAGCGCGTGTTGACAGGGCCGTTGATGCTTGCCGATACGCCGATCATACGCCGCGACAAAACGCGGGGCGAGTATTTCGTTATTTTCCAAAGGGAAACCATCCGCAAGATGGTGCAGAAGTATTTTAAGCAGGGCAACCAGCATAACGTGAACGCCGAACACAGCACCGCCATTGATGGCGTCTATATGTTCGAGAGTTACCTGATCGACAGGGAGCGCGGCATCAACCCACCCAAGGGCTACGAGGATGCGAAGGATGGCAGCTGGTTTGGATCATTCAAGGTCGAGAACGACAAAGTCTGGGAGGAGCGCGACCAGTTCACCGGGTTCAGCATTGAAGGCTACTTCGGGATGCAACCTACGGACACGGAGATAGAGGTGGCGATGGCGGAGTTCGCTCAAGCCTTTGAGAGTTTTTTGCATACTATCAAAACCAATGATATTTAACACTATGAACCTATCAGATCGAATTTCAGAATTAACCCGCGTGCTGCGTAGCTTCTCCGCTGCGCCAGCACCAGCCGCTGCGCCGTTGGCGTTCAGCGACTACAAGTTGGAGGATGGCACGATGATCCGCGTGGATGGCGAGCTAGCCGTTGGCACGCTGGTCTACGTCGTGACCGAAGAGGGACTGCTGCCTGCACCTGATGGCGCACATAGCATACCTGAAGTTAAAGTGGTGACTACCGAAGGCGGCAAGATTGTCGAGATCGGCGACGCTGCACCGGCACCGGCACCTGAAGCTGTTGAGGCGCAAGAGGTAGAGATTGAAGTCACACCCGAAGGCGAAGAGATGCCTGCTGATCCGCATGAGGAGAGGATGCAAGCTATGGAGGCGGCTATCGCTGCCTTGGCGGCAAAGGTTGAGGAGATGATGGCGAAGATGGGCGGCGAGGTTGAAGCTAACGCCGCAAGGTTCAGCACCATTGACACGGCGTTGTCAGCGTTGGCGCAGATGCCTACCGCAGCGCCGAAGAAAAGAGCAAGCGACGCGGTTGTTGAATCCGTGAAGATGAGCCGCGCCAGCCGCCTTGCAGAATTGAATGAAACCCTAAAAACCCTTAAAAAATAAACTATGTCATTTTCAATTGGAGGACTAACCGACTACGTTGAGCAGAATAAGCTCCCGTTGTTGACTACTGCCGTTTTCGACGCGAAAACGCAGTCGCTCATGCAGAAGCGCGTGGGCGTGAAAAATCAAGAGGCGTTGAACCTTATGGACACCGACGCCGTGTTTCAATCGGCCACAGCGTGCGCATGGAACGCCAACGGCACAACCTCATTCAGCCAGCGCGTTATCAGCGTTGCGCGTGTGAAGGTGCAAGAGGAGTTGTGCCCTCGCGAGTTGGAGACCAAGTGGCTTGCTACCCAGCTTTCGCAAGGCAGCAACTACGAAGGCGTGCCATTTGAGCAGGCGTTTGCGACGCAGAAGGCTAAGAAGATCGCCGCTAACATCGAAACTGCAATTTGGCAGTCGACATCGGCGACAGGCGCGTCTGGATGGACTGGAGGGTCGGCTACAATAAGCGGTGACGCGACTTTGAACAAAACCGTAGGACTTTTGCACCTGATGGAGAAAACCACGGCATCAGCGTCTATCGTGTCATCGTTGGCAGGTGCTGCGTTCAGCGATGCGACTATCGTTTCGGCTTTTGAAAACGTATATCAAAACATCCCTGTCGCGATCGTGAGCAGGCCTGACCTTGTTGCCTTTTGCGGATGGGACGTGTATCGCTTGTTAGCTAATAAGCTGGTCAGCGAAAACCTATTCCAAGGCGACCTCGGACAGCTTGGTGGTGGTGAGATGTTCTACCCCGGCACGAACCTCAAGATCGTTGCAGTCAACGGTATGAACAACACGCGCAGGATCGTTGCTACTTCGCTTGAGAACCTGTACTACGGCACAGACTTGCTCTCCGACGAAGATCAATTCCGCATCTGGGCATCCTACGACAATGACCAAGTGCGCTTCCAAGCAGCGTTTAAGTACGGTGTGCAGTTTGCCTTCCCGGAGCAGATGGTGTTGTATAAAGCGTCTAACGCGACTACACCTGCAGGCTGATGACGTGGGGAGGGGCAACCCTCCCCGCTTCTTTTCTTTGTTAACTAACTAAACGAAAAAGATATGGCTTGCGCATTAACAACAGGATATAAATTAGGATGCCGCGACAGCGTCGGCGGCATTACGGAGATTAGGCTTGCGCCATTCACGGCGGTGACAAGCATAGTCACTAACGCGTCGTCGCAGGTGACGGCGATAACTGGAAGCGTTGGCAGCGGCACAACAGGTGCAGGTGTCAGCGGTTTCTACAAGTACGAACTGCCGAAAGGTGTTGGCCAGTTCACTGAAACGATAAACGCATCGACGGAGAATGGCACGGTCTTTTACCAGCAGGAGGCTACGCTTGTCATCAACAAGCTGCAGCAAGCTGTACGCAACGAGTTGAGGCTGGTGACTACGGCGCGCATGATGGCTATCGTCAAAGATAGAAATGGCAAGTATTGGCTACTTGGCAAGAACA